GCGACAATCTTCTGGTCAGTTCCCGCTTTTGATGCTATAGTAGAACCCATACCTTGAGTTTCTAACTTTCCTCTACCAGAGATTTCTACATCACTATCAAATACAATAAGATTCTTTCTTTGCTTCCCTGAAGTATCTCCTGATTTTCCATCATTCTTTACTACCTGTGGAGCTCCATTAACTTTAAATGCAAGTCTTCCACCAACTTCAATGTCAAGATTTCCTGTAATTTTTAACTTATAATCACCATCAACAGTCTGAGAGAATGTTTGTCTGTTCTGAATATGGCAATCATGTTCGGTGACAATTGATAGTGGTGATGTGGCATTTACATGAGTACCAGTAATGGTATCTTTTGCCTTTACATCTTTATCTTTTGCTGGTGTTTTTCCTGCTGCTTCTGCTTTCGTCTTTGTAGCATGATTGTTGTATGCAGTGCTATTAGATTTGACAGTAGTTACAGTCAATCCATCAGGTAGTCTAAAGATAGAACCTTCTCTGCCAGGGGTGCTGAATTGAGCCATATAAGACCCATTCATAAAGTTTGTGATAGCAGTTAGATACGGATCTGCCTCATTCAGCATTGAGTTAACAACGTTAGTTGCTTGATTTAAAGCAGAAATTCCTCCTCCGCATCCTCCACCACCAGAATCCTTTCCTAATGGACTCTCATCAAAGGAACACTCTGTACTGCCTAGAAATGGAACGAATGCAGTTTGAACATCTCCGCCAGGAGCAGTTCGATCACATTGAGTAGGAAGTAAACCAATAATTAGAGAAATAATAGAACTAATGCTACCAATATCACTGATGCTAATTTTCTCTAGATTTTCGAAGAAAGATGTTCCCTTTTTAAATACTTCAGTAACAGATTTAGCAACTTGAACTGCAGCAGAAATGGCACTAATAATGCTCTGAATCATACTGAACAGTTTTTCAATTGCACATAGAATATCTGCAATAATCCTATTATACGCATCTTCCACTAAAGAAAAGATCATATCAAATGCTTGTCCCAGCATACTGTTGATAAATTCATCGACAGTTCCACTCAAAGCATTTAAGACTCCACTTAAAAATGAAGAATCAATATTACAAAGATAATTAAGAACTAATTGGATAATTGATTGTAATGCTGTTGTATATACAAAGGGAATTCCTAAGAAAGAAGTTATCTTTAAAGCTTTAATAACCTTTGCAATTGTAGTTACAAACAGTTCTTTAATTCCTGCAACTGCTTCGGAAAGAACACCACTAATCAAGTTCTTTACTTTACCAGCAAGGGCAGATACGTTTCTAACTGTTCCATCAACAACGCTTACGAAATCTCCATCTTGAGGAACAAGAGTAGCAATAATAGCACCAATGTCTTTAAGTTGGTACTTAAGATGCTGCTCAAATGTATTTGATGAACCTGCCACTCCATTTGCTTGTGGCATTGGTTCGACGTTTACACCAGCAGGTTTAGGTAGGTTTGAATTTGCCTGGTTAATTGGTTGTCCAGGGGCAGGAGAAGGTTGCTGCACCTTAGAATTTGCTGCTGTTGCAGAACCTTGCCCGCCAGCAACAGATTGACCTGTAACTGGATTGGTAAAAGCTTTATTACCTGTGTTGTCGTATTCACCAGAGTACATACTCTCAACCATTCCGTTAACGGATCCTGGTTTGTATGCCCTCACAACTCCCATTACGACAGGTTGCTGTGCTTCCTGCCCATCGAGGAAGAACCCCATTACCATGGCACCTGGCTTCAATTGACCTGATGAAATGCCTGTACCTTCTTGTCCACCCTGGTTTGTTGGTTGAAGTACAACTGCCCAAGGAAGATCCTCATCAGGCATCTTTTCCTTGAATTTACCGTCAAGTCCAGTGTACCAACCAGAAATTCTTACTTTTACTCTACCAACTTGTAATGGATCCTTATCTTCTACAACTTCTCCGAACCACCAGAAAAATCCATCTTTACCGAGATAATCTACATTAGGTTCATTAATAATTCCATCAAAAGTAGTAGACATGCATTAAATCAAATTCTTCAGGAATATTTATACAAAAAAGGAGGGGTCTCCCCCTCCTCTATATTTAAACCCTACTATAACAAACACTTGCAACACCTTGCCCTGGATGGGCAATAGTGGAGAACGCTCCATACGACAAGTCAAGGTCTCTTGCACCAACATAAGGTCCACGATCATTCACACGCACAATTACAGATTTACCATTTCGTTGATTGGTCACACGCAATCTGGTTCCGAAAGGTAGCCATTTATGTGCTACAGATTTACCATATGCGTTATACCTTTCACCGTTAGCTGTGGTTTGTCCATGATAACCATCGCCAACACCATAATGAGAAGCGAGGGTACAACCGCTCGCTGCCTTTGCCTGCAGGGGTGCTAGTCCTGAAATTGCAACGGCAAGAATTGAAAGTGATTTAAAAAGCATTAAATTTGATTGAACTCTACATCCCAATAGAAGGGGGGTATACCACACCTCTCGATGGGCACCTTCCTGGGCTCTAAATGGTAATACTCAAACTCTAATAATAAAATTTGTACTACCAATGGGAACAGATAGATTTGAACTATCGGCCTCTGCGTTATCAGCACATTGCTCTACCACTGAGCTATGCTCCCATATGGGAAATGTCGGATTCGAACCAACGACCGTCTGCGTGTAAAGCAGCTGCGCTACCGCTGCGCCAATCTCCCGAAATGATAGTAATTTTTACTACCCCATATTAGTTTGTTATCTATATATCCCGCGTCACGGGATAGTAATTGACCAGGTGAAAGGATGAAATTGGAATAGAGAATTGCACCGCGAACGATACACCCTATTCCAATATTTTTACCTTTCCATCTTCCATTGTCAAGTGTGACTATTATATCACACTTTTCGTTCCGAGTACCATCTAAACTCCAGTTCTGGATAATTATGCTTGATTCGGTTTCGCATAATGTATTGATTCTTTCTCGGTATGGGTTTGTTTCTCCTTCGTAGTGATACCACTGTTTAGAGAGATACTTTCCATCACCGACATCTTCCCAAGAAGTCAGAATCCAAGCATATTTAGATGGGTTACTATATGCTTGATCTTTGTTTGACCATCGACCCAGCAGGCAACTCAAGAACTCCGTTATCATAACACGTCAGGGCCTCCCTGTCAAGTGTCGTAGATTCTACACTCAATTGCATCTGGATTTGCATCACAATAAAGCTCAAAAGCATTTGGATCATGATCATCGTTAGGATGATTTGCTTTGTATGCTTCTAATGCAGCAAGTTCTTCTTCGGTATGTCTTCTTGATTGGGGTGATGTTTGAGGATCATCTAAGACATTTTTATCATGCTGAATATGTTTATCAATGCTTTCCATGGAAAGTATCCGTGTGAACGTTAAAAGTATTTATTTACCTTTAGCAGACCCCAAAGAATCTTTGACAAGAATAAGTTCGGTGTGCATCACATCTCCACCAATCTTGTGGCGAACTCCAGCAATAATATAGACACCAGTATAGACATCATCCATTTCAATTTTTCCATCATCCGCAATCATTTTTGGTATTTCTACTGTCAGCGGATTGCCAACATGTAAGGCACAATTACCAGCAACACGAATTTGTAACTTGACTGCCTCAAATGTCAATTTCCTACAGAATGTATAAATTGCCGTTTCTTCAGTTCTTTGCTGAATCTCACCTGTTTGTAATTTAATATCTTCATCTCCAGCTTTATCCCAAGCATGTACCATATTACCCCTCATTCTCAATCTTCTTGGTTGATTAATAATATTATCCTTATTATTGAATGGATTGATATTACCAAGATGAGATTGAGCATCATAGACTTTACTTAGATTCCAATCAGTATATTGATATGGAAGTTGTCTATTTGATGGAGTACTAACTTTAGAATTTGGAATTACATCTAAAGCTAGAGTACCAAATACACCAGCATAAGATCCATTTCTAATTGCAATTGTATTATTAAAAACGTCTGGATAAGTAACACTCTCAATTACTCCAACATCAACAGAATCATTTGTAAGTTTCTTTGGATAATATCTATAAATTGGGTGAACAACTTTATATCCGCCCTTCTTACAATCATATTCCGTAAAGTTTACAGCATCTTCAATGATTTTATCGAAGGACTTAAAGTGAAATCCATCATAGTTTTCATAAAAAATAAATCCAGACTGATAAAAATTAGCTTTCTTATCTTTTCTTACTGCCTTTCCTGCTAACCAATTGATAGCATCAAATACTCTCATATTTGGTACTACAC